ACCTATTCCTATCGGATTAGTAAGTGTAAGTGCTGCTATGTGTCCTACCTTGTGTGCTACGCTGGATAATCCCATTTGGTGATTTGCTCCGTTTTGTGCTGTGGACCCCAAATATTTTCATGATAAAGATATGGTGTAGTACGAATTGTACATTTGTCACCAGTACAAAGAAGATCGTCAACAATCCTCCATGATTCTAATACTTCTTCTGAATGAACAAAGTTGGATTGATCTTGATGAATTGCATCATAAAGAAGTTTTTCATATCCATCAACTGCTCCATGAGGATATTTATGTGTCAAGGTTGCTGTTTCAACTTTATTTTGTAGTCCTGGTGTCTTCATATCCATACGAATATCAAGGTGAGGATCTGGTTGTAGTCTAATAACAATACGATCATTAAACTCATGCCCCTCAAACAAACCAATAGGAGGTGCTTTCAGTTTGACAACAACTTCAACACACTGATATGGCATCTTTTTACCAATCATATAATAGAAAGGTACGTCTTTCCATCTCCAGTTATCAACATATAAATCACCAGCAACGAAAGTAGGAGTTTCACTATCAGGGTTTACTCCCTCTTCTTCTTTATATCCAATGTATTGCCCTGCAACAAACTTTTTACCTAATCTAGTTGCTGCTAATACTTTAGTTTTCTCTCTACGAACTTCAGTAGCAGTCAAACGGCAAGGTGCTTCCATAGTGGTAAGTGCAAGAACCTGAAGCATATGGTTCTGCAACATGTCACGAACAACACCTGATCCATCATAATACTGAGATCTACCTTCACACCCAATAGTTTCAGTTGCGTATATCTGCACTTCTTCAATATAATCTCTATTCCAAAGAGGTTCTAGTATTGTATTGGAGAAGCGAGTTGCAAGAATATTACTGACAGTATCTTTACCAAGATAGTGATCAATACGATAGATTTGTTTCTCTCTAATATGTGTGGAGATATTTCTCTGCAGATTCTCAGCAGATTTTAAATCAGTACCAAAAGGTTTTTCAATAATAACTCTAGATCGATCTGGATCATCCATCAATCCAAATTCTTTTAAATTTCTTACTGCAACATCATATGTGCTTGGTGGCACAGATAAAAAGTATGTTGCATCTTGTAAGACTGGTAGTTTTCTAAGTGAATCAATATCACTTAAATCACAAGAGACGTAATCTAATTGATGAAGAAACTCTTCAGGATAATTTTCTCCACCAATTTCTTGACGCCATTGTTCAGGAGTTCTTTCCCTACGGGCGGCACCAGTAATTATATAATTGTCTGGTAGAAGACCTTTGTCCCAAAGTTTATATAATGACGGTATTAGTTTTCGTTTGCACAAGTCACCAGTTGCACCAAAGATAACAATACCTCTAGTGAGCAGTTCCATTTCCTTTGTAGTCATCAGATTCGTAATAGTTATTTTCTCCTCTATATCTACCATATGCGAGGGTGGTACATACAAAGGGTATTGCAATCCATAATAAAAAGTCACTTAGGTTCATGATCCTTCATCCCATCATGGTTACCATCACCTGGTAATTTGCCAAAGGCAAGGTATTCGATTGCTTGCATTGATCCCTCTAGACGTTTTAAATCATTTTCGATTTTAACATACTCTTCATACCATCCTTTGATTTCATCTTGTCTGGCAGCGAGTTGCATTGTGCGTTTTGTAAAACGCTGAATTAATTGTTCGTAATTTTCAGTTTGTTTCATCTTACATTATGTCCTCCAAACATATAACGCATCCCATTTAGGATACGGTTTCCAAATTCACCCAGATGTCTTGAGTTGAATCTCTCAAATAGTGCAGCAGAGATAACAGGTGTGGGAACACCAAGATCTACAGCAGCGTGCAGAGTCCAACGACCTTCACCAGAGTCTGATACTCCCCCATCAAATTTGCTGAGGTCATGATCATGTCGGAATACGTCAGCAGTAAGGTCAAGTAACCAACTACCAACAACACTACCACGACGCCAAAGTTCTGCTACTTCAGCACAGTCGATATCGTATTCATAATCTTTCGGGTTTTCCATCGGAGCCACCTCAGCATCACCCTCCTTGGTGTAATTGGAACCAAGATTACCATGATGCAAGATATTAAACCCCTCGGCGTATGCCTGCATGATGCCATATTCGACTCCGTTATGAACCATCTTTACGAAATGACCTGCGCCAGGTCCTCCACAATGTAACCACCCATACTCAGCAGATGTTGAGCTGCTGTATGGATCTGTGCGGGGCGCAGCGGATAAGCCAGGTGCGAGGGCTCTGAAAATGGGGGCACAGACAGATACTGCGCCAGTTGCACCACCAACCATAAGACAGTATCCACGCTCCAGACCGTAAACTCCACCACTAGTACCGCAATCAATATATTGGATGCCAAGTTTAGAAAGCCTTTCTGCTCTTTTGCGAGAATCTTTAAAGTTGCTATTGCCATGATCAATAATAATATCCCCGTCGCTAAGTAATGGTAGTAACTCATTTAGTGTTTCCTCTACTAATTCTGCGGGGATAACAAGTTGAAAAATACCTGGTGCTTTTCCAACCATACCCTCCTGATTGTGTACTACTTGAACAAGGCTTTCCAGAGAAGTGGCAACTCCACTGACATAACCCTTTTCAAATGATTCTTGAGCTTTAGCATAGTTTCTCCTATAACCCCATACTTCAATACCCGCTTTCATCATGCGACGAGACATACCCTCGCCCATGCGTCCCAATCCAATAATACCTACTTTCATAATTCAAGTTGCGAATGATCTTGCTGCCATCTGACGGCGTTTTAATTCGTTTGCGATCTTACCGAGTTCATTATATGAAGCATCGCCACACACAAAATTGTGCTGGCGACGTTCCACTGCTTCGATAATTTTACTGTAATCCTGTTTTGTAAAATCAGGGAAAAAATCTTTTGCCACTAAGGTTCCTCTTTGATATCCTTGACTTATGTATCAAGGTGTTATAAGTGAATGTTTAACCAAGGGAAGACTGGTTTTATGACTCCAACGAGTCGAAGAAGACCCTCAGCAAAAAGTGAAAGAACAATCCAACCAACCCAAAAACTAATAATTGAAGCATTACGATTATGTTTTCGTATGGCATCATCGATCATCTCCTGTACTTTTTCTTCTGTCACATAATGTGACGGTTTAATTTCCTCCATTCTCATGTGATTAATTTGATTGCATTTTGAAGTTCTTGGGAATGATGTATTTCATCATCTCTAATTCTAGCGATGTCTTCATCATCTGGGAACCTTGTCAAGAATTCCTCATATGTATGAGCAGCATGGAGTTCTACTTCATAGGAGAGGTGGTAAGCAGCACGAGGAGCCACCCAATAATAAACCACGTTAATCCAATAATAGAGGAGTACGAGGTGTTTGGCGAAAGCGCGATCAATCCAATAACGATTACCATCCCGACTTTCCATGTATTCAAGATGTTCTGTTTCGTTAAGAGTTTGAGCAAAATGTTCCTCCATCAAATAGATGTGTTCTGGACCTCTCAACCCCATAGATTCTCTAAAGTGTAAAACACTTAAGAACGCAAAATAGGGTGCCCGAGCAATTTCCTCAAGCACCCAAAAACGGGGATAATCTCTACCTCTGTATAAGAAGTCGATGATAGCAACAGTGATGTCTAAGACTAAACTGTTAATTGTTTTCATTTTACATGAATCTGACCAACCATACCTGCACCTTGGTGTGGACCACAGAAGAAATCATAGTCTCCTGCTTCATTAAACTGAATGTCTTGTGATTCACCTGGTGAGAACATCAGGGATTCTCTAGACAGGTCTGCACGTCCCTCAACAATAATGTTGTGAGGTGGAAGCATACCATTTACAAAGTGAATAGTTTCACCTGCGTCGATTGTAATATCATCAGGTTCAAATACAAGGTTTCCGTTTGAACCCATTGTTACATCGACTGCCCATGCTGGTGCTGCAAGAAAAAGTGTAGCGATTAGTGCGAAGATAAACTTCATTAAAACCTAGCAACTACACTATCTATCAGCATTTTTAGATGTTTTTTTATGTGTCAGAGATACCTGACTTTTTAGTAAGGGCATCTAATTGACCATCAACATATCCTCTACGATATTCCCAAGTATCACCCCCAGTCTGACCTCGCATGGGGTTGATGCACTTAGAATAATCTGGATCTTCCTTACGAAGATTGTTACAAACAAGTCCTGCCAGATTCAGTTCGTTGCCTGTCTGACCAGTTCCTGTCCACATATGTTGTCCGTTTAACCAAACGGCACCACATTTCTCGCACTCTTTCCTTTCCATGGAAAAAGACGAAAACTCTTTAGTCGGATCAGTCATTTCTGCAGTATCCTCGTGGTATGGATTTACCTATTTATTGTAGCACGTTGACACAGTTTGTCAACAGTTCCATGCTCGTAAAGATTTGTTGATTCTAGAATCAGGATCGTTAGCAGTCTTTGAAGATGTTAACTTTGCTTTCATACCTTTCATTCTAGCGCAGAAGGATTTCCTACGGGGATTTCCAACCTTCTTGCTTGGTGCTTTAAGGTCTGATCCAGGATTTTCTCTTTCATAAGACTTTCGTCCCTTTTCGTTGAGTCCTCCTGATTTATTTTTCCCTGCTTTTTTTGTCCATGCTGCTCCTTCTTCGAGTTCATTTTCCTCTTTTTTTACGCAGCGGTTGTACGTTTTGCCAAATAGTTTTTGGGTTCCTTTCTTTTCATAACCCTTCCAACACTTTTTTGCTTCAGCAAAAGATGTTCCTTCATGAGTGAACTTCATACCTTTAGTCGCTTTGTCCTTAAGTGCTTGACGCTTCTTAGGATCCATATTCTTTTCATAGTCTGCTAATTTAGCAGCATAGTCTTTATTGTCAAGTTTCTTAATTTGCTTTCTTTCATCTTTGTTGGGACCTGTATATTCCTTTGCTTCATTCTTAGGACGGCAATCATTTACCAACTTACCACCCTTCATTTTCATACCCACTTTTTTGTGAGTATCCCAACATGCTTTCGCTTTTTCTGAAAACTGAGAGAAAGAAAGATTGCCTTCAAATTCTTCTTTCTTACTCTTGTTTCCCCAATTCTTTGCACCAACTTTTCGGCATTTGACCAGCGCACCGCTTGCATAAGCACTGGGCCAAACTGAATAACGAGATTTTACCTTATGATAACAGGCATCCTTTTCGCCTTCATTAATTTCTTTTTTACCGTTTTCGGGACCTTGTGCATTAGGTCTACCTTTCTTTTTAGTTGCAACAGGTGAACCTTTCTTAAAGTCAGAAGGATAGGTTGCTTCGGATTGTGTTTCTTCTGTTTTCACGTTAATTGCCTTACCTTTGCGATCGGGATTAGGATCTTTAGCATTCTTGCGACGGAATGCTGCTTCTTCCTCATCCTTATTTAGGTTGCGTTTCATTTTACTTGAACCGCACTTGGGTTTTGTTGTTTGTCCTGGTTGTTTAGCGCAGGGTTTTCCTGCATATTTACCACCGAGTTGAACCCAACCAGGCTTGCCATCAGAAGACTTACTCTTGCTAAACCAGTCACGGAGAGAACTATCGCCACTTTTGTTCGCCTCGGCAAACCCTTGACCAGATTTCCAAGTCCTTTGTTTTGTTTGTTTTTTCTGTGCCAATTTATTTGCGGTAGCGTACATAACTTCTTTATCACGTTTTCCATAAAGATCTTTAAAGCGATGACGAGATTTCTTCATCCCTCTAACAATTCTCTCTGCCTCCTGATTAACTAGTGGCATATCAACCACCTACAACTTGAATTTCTTCAACAACAATTGCTTGTCCAGTTGCAGCAATACTTACACAACGCTTGATGACTGCTTGAGGTCCGCTATAAGCGTAAGTATAATCGGCAGAAGCACTAGATGAATCAATATCAGTGCTAATAGTTGTACCATTACTGGAAACAGCAGTTACCTTTTTACCAGCAGTGCCAGCAGAAAGGAAGTTGGAATCGATAGCAGGAGAGGTACTAGCATCCTCTACAGCGATGAAGTCACCAACAGAGAATGGATGAGTATTACTCATCTCACCGATGTTAGTTCCAAGTTGATAATCAGCAGTGCTATCATCCACTGCCTTAATAATTCTTGCTTGACCAGGTTTG